GGGGGTCTTCGCCCGAGGAGCTGGGAACGCTGCTCAAGTCGGAAATCGTCCGATGGAGCGCACTCGTCAAGTCAGTCGGCATCACACTCGACTGATCATTGATGCATTGGCCACTCCACGGCATTTGTGGCGTCAGATTTCGTGACCGCGCCGGCCACTCACGCTGCTCGCGCTGGCCGATAAAGTGATCGAATAGGATGCTGTTTGCTGCGGTGCATGAGTCCGGTCCTGGCACTTCTCGGACCTCACGAGGTGTCCGACTTGAGTCCGCAAAATGGGAAAAAGCGGACATTGATCAGGTCGCTGTCACGGTGATGTGGAGGGTCGGTGCCGGTGGCCGGGGGCTAGTTCCTGGTTGCGGAAACGTCGTCCCACGGCTTGCTTGGGGACATGGGGTCGGTAGCCATCATCGCCCTGCTGTTCCGGACGTCCCTTTGGGAGATGACCGTCAGGCGGAGGCGGTTCGCGAGGAGAGCCATCAGGGTCGTGCACCGAGCACGCTGGGACGAGATCATCTTGAACTTCGTAACTTCGTCGGGCTCCAAGTTCGTCGGGTCGATCTTGTCCAGCCAGGCGCCCATGTCGCGGGCGTAGCAGATGGTCCTACAAAGCTCTTCGAGGACCGGCAGCGTCTCCAGGCCGAACCAATTTTGAGGCATGCGGCCGACGATCTGGTGCCACTGGTCTTGCATGTCAGGTCGCAGGCGGTCCGGAGGTTCGGGCCGGGAGCCTGGAAGGATACCGACGGTGGCGGGGCGGTTTCTTCTGGTCATCGTTGGTTAAACCCTGAGTTGGAGATGGTAGTTTGCGAAGGTCCCGGGCGCGCCGCGGCCACTTGACCATCTCCCGTGGTCGACCCTCCCCCCAGGCCCCCGGTTTTAGAGAGCCATCTGCCGTCACTTCTTCGGAGTTGACTGCGCATCCCGCGGTAGGCGTCCCTTCTTCACTAACCGGTGCTTCCCAAGACAGACGACAGAACGGCCGTCCGCTCGTGCCTGCGTGGCCACAGGCGACGCTGCTGAGCGCCGGCCATGGTTTCCCTTGGGTCGGTCGTCCGGCGCCGCTGTACGCGGCCGGAAGGCACTGAAGTCCGGCTCCCGTTCTGACTCGACGCCGATGAATGTCAGCACGTCCTTCGCCGTCCGGACGAACTTGACTTTGACTTCAAGCTCCTCACCGACCTCGAAATCAGGCAGCGTGCCGACCTGCCACTCCTCGTCACCAGCCCGGAGGAACAGGGTCCAACCATCGCCGCTCTCCTGGAGGCGCACACCACGACTAATCATCAGTTGACGCGCCTCAAGACGTCAGGCACTTGGCCGCGAGAGCTTTCCATCTTGTTCAAGAGGTCGATTGTCGACCTGACATTGTCGAGCACTGCCCAGAGACGACTCGTTTCTTCTTGCAGAACTGCCCGATCTTTCTTGTGCTGCTCGCCGACCATGGTTCCGAGGGCGTTCGCGACTGCTTCCATGATGAGCCTGCGCTCTTGCAGCAACGCTGCTTGGATGCGAGTGTCGACTTCATCCCAGCTCGCTGACGACGCCGACGCTATCTCTGCCTTCGCTTCTTCCCGAGCAGATTCTCTTTCTTCCGCTTCAGCACGCCAACTGACCATCGGGTCTCCGGCAGGCATCGACGCCAAGCGACGGGCTAACTCCTCCCGTTCCTCCCGAAGTTTCTCAGGGTCGAGGTTCTTCCGGGCGGTCTCGATGATGTTCTGACGTTCTTCGTCGGTCATTTTCGAGCCTCATGAGAGAGCGGCCAGCCTGCCTAGAGGGGAAGAAACCAAGCAAGCTGGCCGGTCCACCGCAGCAAACTCACCAGTTAACATTTTGCATCCAAGCGACCCCGCGTGTGTCACGCAGAGCCCAAGAGATCGGCCAGCGAAGTCTGAGCGCGATCTGGTCGGTCTGAAACACGCTGCCGACCGGCGCTGCAGTAGTACCGGCGGCGGTGACGATCTCCTGCGGCACGGTCTCCCGGTGGATCTCCGCGTGCCTACCGGCGTCAACCTGCGGGCTACCTTCCACAGCCGACACGACAGCAGCGGTAGCAATGACGATGACCGTCCTAGCCGCCAAGCTCGAAGAGGTCAGTACGGGCCACTGGACCGCCGACGGCAACCGGAGAACGAGGGCAGCAGCAGCGTCGGGAGACGCGACGATGACGAGGTCGCCGTTGCCAGCGACGGGCCCGACAGCCGTGGCGAGCTTCTGGATGTCATCGACGAGGACTTCACCCTTCGACGGCCCGCTGGCACCGGGCGTCAGAGAAACGATTCCGCTCAAGAGGCCAGCGGGGCGGTCAGTACCGGGGGCACTGGTGCTGAACAAGACCTTGTCGATAGCTGGGCCGGTGCTCTCGACCAAGACTTGGCGCACGAGTTGCTCGGCGTTCGAGCTTTCCATGATCTCGCGGCTCAACGTAGAAATCACGGCGAGCTTGTGCGGCGTCAAGACCGGCCCTGGCGTCGTCGGAGCCTGGACGACGGGAATCGGCTGACCTTCGCCGACGAAGTCGCAGACTGAGATGGCAATGCTCGGGACGTTAATCTGCGACACGCCGGCGAAGTTCAGCCGCACGCCGCGCTGCAAGAGGTCAGCACCGGCGGACAGCGGGACCAAAGCGTCGAGGAGAACGGCCGTGACTTGGGTCAGCGCCGGCGTGTTGCTCAACGACGCAGGCGACACAGCCGCGCGGAGGATCAGACCGGCACATTCGTCGTCCCAAGTCCGGCGGACGAACTCCGCTGGTTGGGTCGGCGTGAACTTGCTGAGACCGGTCGCGAGGCAGGCGCGGACGAGCGAGCTGATGGCGTCGTCGCCAGCAGCTTCTCGAGCCCTGCGCCTTGCGCGGTACCTGGCCTGTTTTTCTGCGTTGGTCATGGGCGACATGCGCAGCACTGTACGCCATGACTGGAATCAGGGTAACAACTAAATTTGTTACCAAGAGGCCCAATGCGGTAGCCCCTCTAATAGCCCCTCTAATAGCCCCTAGGGGCTTCACTAAAAACCATTGGTACTATTACATTTCCTCCTAGTGTAGCCCCTGTAGCCCCTAAAACCTATAGGACCCTCCCGGGAGGAAAAGAGAGAAGGGGGGTGCTCCCACCACCTTCTGGAGGGTCCTACAAGATGGGGGCTACAGGGGGCCACAGGGGCTACTCAGAGGTCAGAATCTCCCCAACCCGTTCGAACCATTCGCTTTTTTCCACTGTTTTGTGTAACCCCTCTCCTGTACCCCCTCCATCGGGAGGGGATACATCATCGGCTCCATCCCAGACGTCTAGGCCGTATGACACGCTGAGGGCGCCGGTCAGACGTTCTCGTGACACGTGGACTTGCTTGAAGGGCTGCTTCCCTTTCGTGTAGCCCTTCACGACCTTGCCGCCGATCCTGACCCCGCTGGGCCGGTCCCACCCGAGCTTCCGCATCGCGTGGCCGACGCGGATGTTGTGGTCCTGCGTCTGAGCACCCGGGTGAACGTCGAGGATGGTCCAGATCGCTTCGCTGGCGATCTTCCCTTCCATGTCGCCGAGCGCGTCATGCAGAGCGTCGAAGATCGGGTCCGACGCGACGCGCTCCTCCTGAACCACTGCGGCCGCAGCCCACAGGTGAGGTGGCAAGCGGATGCTCGCGCCCGATGCCTCGCGCGCTGCAGCTTCCGCCCACAACTGGTCGCGGTCACGGGTGAGGGCAGCCAAGTCGAACCGCTTGACTCGAACAGGCCAGAAGCGGCGGTTGCCCGACTGGTCCTTGAGGTAGAACTCCGCGTTCGTCGTCCCGACGATCACGCACTGCCGCGACTCTGCCACTAGCCGGCCGTAGGCCATGCGTGCCCGGTCGTGCCGCCGGGACAGGAACGCCTTGAGGTGCTCGATGTCGCCGCGCCGCATCCCGGCTAGTTCGGCGGCCTCGATGATCCACCGGCCTCGCACTCTCTCGATCACCTTCTGGGTGTCGGCGTTGAGCGGCAGGTCGTCGGTGAACCAGTCTTCGCGCACGGACAGGATCGACAGCACGGTCGATTTCTCCGTCCCTTGCTCCGGCGTCTCCAGGACGACCATCTCGTCGAACTTGCACCCTGGGCTCCTGACGCGGCGCACGGCGGCGGTGAAGAACAGGGCGCCGACTGCCCGGGTGTACTCGCTGTCTTCTGCGCCGCCGTAAGTCGTAAGCCACGTGTCGATCCGCGGCTTGCCGTCCCATCGGAGCGTGCCCAAGTAGTCGAGGACCGGGTGGAACGCGTTCACCAGGGCCGTGTCCGACACTATGATCCCTAAGCGCTCTATCCCAGGACCGAAGTAGAACCGCTGCTCTATCGTGATGAGCAAGCGGTTCAGGGCGTCGTCGTTGAGGTACGGCCCGAAGCCTTCGAGGCCGTCGATGATGTTGCGGTCGGCGAACAGGTCGCGGCGGATGACCACCCCGAGCTTCGCCATGGCGATCCGGACGTTGGTCGTGCTCTTGAAGATGACGCCTTTCTCGTCCCTCGCCAGCTTCAGTCCTCTGACCGCGCGCCGTACCTGCCGCTCCGCGTATGTCGGCGGGTCGGCCTGGTCGTAGACGTGCTCAGATATCTTGCCCCGCTGGTCGAGCAGGGTATCGACGACAGATGAAGGTGCGTGGCCGCGCCGCAGCATCTCGCAGGCCACGTAGTACACGGCGTTGGACCGGTCGTTGCCAAACTCCCCGTAGCAGCCGTCCTTGATGGTCCGTTCGAGCTTGTCGGCGTCTTCTTCTGGCGCACCGTCGGTGGCCTCACCGTATTGGGTGTGGACTTCGTCTATCACCGCGTCGATGTCGGCCAAGCTGTCGTAGCCGCCGATCTGGTTGCCCGTGACCGTGATGTACCGGTTCGTCTTCCTGTAAAGTTCGACGCTCACTCCGTCCGCCACTTCCATCTTCTGGCGTGCCAGCGGCGGTCCCGACGCGTTGCCGATGATCCGGATGCCGGTGCCAGACGGAGTGATTTCAGCGTAGCTGGCGCACCTGTCGACAAGTTCTTGAGCCCAAGGGTGGAGCGTGCCATCGTTGGGATCACGGCAGTGGTCGACGTCGAAGGCGCCTGTGCCGTCTGGTATGACGAAGCCGATGCCGTCGAACTTGGGGGCGGCATTCAACACCGCGTCGTAGGTCGACCACGTCACCGGGTCGTTGTTCTTCGCCTTCCTGCCGTTGGGCTGGTACGGCGGCTTGGTGCGCTCTGACTTGAGCGTCTCCCACCGCCACAGCACCCAGATACGGCTTTTGGTGAACCGTTCCAGCGCGGCCGGGAGTGGACGTTTGCCGGGAGGTGGAGTAGTAGGACCTTCGAGCACGATCTAGCTCCGCAAAGCAGGTTAAGCTCACGGCCCCGGTGCTTAGCGGCATGCCGGGGCCAACCTTTTGTTCTCTGCTCTTGCTTGCGCTTATCGCTTCGTGCTTTTGCTTATTGGTAAGTTTTCCTGCTCACTTTTTCTTTGCTCTGACGTAGCCAGTATATCACCAGAACCGGCGGTCTGAGAAACCCCTTTGTCCCGCTCGGCCGCCTGCTTTTGAAACTGCTCCCGCAGTTGCTTCTTCCTGGCCTTGCCGACCCATGAACCGAGTGGCCGATACATGTGGGTGCTCCCCTGAAAGCGTGCACCGATAGTACTCTAAGCGCCCAAGTCTTCGAAAACTGGAAAGGTAGTGCAGGCTTCAGCAGGCGCCTGCACCATCGTCGTGCCGCCGATCACTCGGCAGTGTCGGGGTCCTTCCCCGTGTACTTGTACACTGCCTTGCGTGGGCGGACGAGAAAGCCTGCGCGAACGCCAAAAGTCGTGGCAGGTCCGGCGGAGGTGTAGGGGCCGCCGGTCTTCTCGATGAGGAATTCGATCTCGCCCATGGGGTAGACCTTGCCGGGCTCCATGAGCTTCAAGATCGGGAAGAGCACTTTCCGGTTGTGGCCGTCCGACTTGCCGCTCCGCTGCCGCTCCGCTTTCTTGGCCGCGAGGCGCGCACGGATCTGGTCGTCTGTCTCCAGGGAGGGTTCCCCTCCGGGTGG